CCAATGACGCCCTTAATAGTCCTTAAATGACGCTCCATCTTCGCTTGGTCTGACGATGGGTCCATACCTAACAGCATTCCCGTTTTTCCGCCGGTCGTTCCCATGCCAAACATATTTTCGCTGTGGCCGTATTCGATGGCACCTTTAATGGCGGCATCAAACATATCCTTGGATCCTACCATGAAGACGATCTTAGACTGTTCGCCTGGAAGGGCTGCTTCGCGATTGACCTGTAGGTCACCCCTCTTTGTTGCAACCTGGCGTTCCTGAACTTTTTCAGGGTCAATCCTTTCCGCCGCAAGCTTGTTACGTCTGCGGCTGATCTTTAGGGCTTTTAGCCGTGCGGCGCTGGCCTGCTGCCGAAGGTCTGCCGTCCCACCGGACAGGACTGTAATGGAGGGTTCTCGGCCTGGACCCTGTGGCTGGGCAACTGTTGAAGGTGCCGGTTGAACAACAGCACCAGCGACTTCCTGGGCGGCAATAACAGCCTGTTCATGGGACATTCCTGTATTTCTGAGCCTGCGATATTCCTGTACAGCCGCATCATCTGGACCCTGTGGGCGTTGGCCTTGTGGTCTGACTGGTCGTGCAGGGCTGAGAGTAATGCCCTGACTTGCCATTTTCATGTCCCGCATATAATCCATAAAGGTGCCTTGGTAGCCATCAGGACCCTTAACAGCCTCGGCGTAGTCTTTCTGGTTGCTTGAAAGGGTGCCGGGAGTGCGGCCCCGTTCCTCTAGCTCCAACTTCCGCTTATGAGCTTCCTCGTCTTGCATATTCTTAATAAACATACCCAAGCCTTGGGAGCGAATATCGTCACTCTTGCCCCGCATCATGGCAGACATAACCGCGCCGGGGGTGCCGCCGCCTTTAATGGGGGAGTATTCGCCTGGGATGCTATTTAACGGCGTTCCCCTGTAGTTGCCACTCTGGACAACGCCCTCGTTCCCAAAGTCGGGGTTGCGCCACTCCTTTTTCATAGCGCGGCCAATACGGTCATAGTCTGCTGACCTGTCGATTTCGCTGGCCTCAAATGTGCCCATAGCCTCTTTGCGGGCATCTCCAGCAAGAAACGCCTGTCCCAAGCGGGAAAGTCCCTCGGTCCACCCACCCTTGGCAGGGCCGGTTTTAATGTTTTTCGATAGGGCTTGGGCAAGAAGGTATTGGGGGTCGGTTAAACTAAAGCGGTTAAAGCGGGAACCACGGGAGTTTCGTTGCATTACGCTAATCCCAGCTTGCTGTAGTCAACCGCAAACCATTTGCCGATCTTCATTACCGCTTCGGGGACCACCTTAATGACCTCTTGTGCCATTACGCCGACCTCACGCGGCCCGCCCCAAACATATTCATATTCGTAGATGCTCAAGCCGTTGACCTCGCCAACCTTCTCTATATTGGTTTTAAGGCGGGCATCAGACGTTTTGTACCTCTGGATACCGGCGCTGCCAAGATCAGCAAGCGCACCAATCCCCGCATTTTGCTGGCCCATAAGCTGGTTGTAGTTACCAGCCTGGACGCCAGCCGACAGTGCATTAGCCCCCAGAACATCGGGAGCGTTCACACCCACTTGAGCTATAGGTTGTTGCTGCGGCATATTCACCGCAGGCGAACCCTGCAAGATAGCCGCGAGTTCGTTCATCGGCTGACCGCGCACCATAAGCCTGTCGTCAATGGCCCTCTGCCTTCCGACATTCGCCGCAGCCAAATCGCTAAACAATTCAGACGAACCCTGTTGGCGGGCCGTCATCGCATTATTGAACATATTGTTGTATGCGGCCCGGCCTGCGCCGATAGAGTCATAGGCGGCGGCTGTGCGGGCATCATTCTTACGAGTGTTAAATCTATCCAACGCACCCGTATAAGCATCTGACCCCAGAGTAATGCCTTGGTTGGCCAGGTCGTTGACCATAGAGCTTTGCTCGTCATCGAATTGCGTCCCAAGTCGGCCCCAGGCACGGTTGAATGCGCTGTCCTCGGCTTCGTTCCGAGCCGCCTCAAAGTCATTGGCTCCCGGTATTGCAGAAAGCCCGCTTCTATCAATGGACTGTTGAAAGTCCTGTATGCCGCCAAGATCAAAAGCCCCTTGGTCAATCTGACCATACCGCGTATTAGCAAGCTCGCCCATGCTTTGCCCAAGGGCTTCCTGTTGGTCAGAAATTCCCTGCTGGGCGGGGGACAGGGTTTGATCAGTTCTCCACCGATCAGTTTCATCATCCAACTCTTCAAAAGTAACAGACCCGTAGGGCGTGTAGGTATCTGCACGGTTTAGCCTGGCTTGTGTCCGGGCGACTCCCTCATTCGCCGCGCCCTGTGCCGCCGCTATCGCCCCAGGATTAGGAACCGGGGGAGGTTCCGGCGAACTAAACAGATTCTTCATGAAACTCATGTTTTCTTCCTCAATAAGACCGCAATGCGGCTGTAACCTGGGAGGACTCGCTCCCATCCAGGGCGTCCAATTATGTCGATAAACTTAAAGCCCATTCGCCGGGCGTATTTGTGTACCTCTTGTTCAATGTCTTTCAGTTCGTCAAGGTCGCCACCGGCAATGCCTATTCTCAAGGCGTCTCCGCAGTCCGCGACAAGGGCGGCTGATTTCTCTCTGGAGAAGAACGAGAACGATCCGTCCTCTATTCCCTCTTCCGCTTCTTCCTTGGTTAATTCGTCGCCAATTACAGCCGCCTCTTCCAGCTTCGGCCAAGCCTCGGAGAAACTAAGCACTACAGCCCAACCCCCGGCACCCAGATAAAGTCTGCGGAATGCCACTTGATATTCTGAGCCGTGGTCGAGGTCTTAATTCTCAACGCCGCGCAGTATCCAATGCCCCGGACCGAGCGCCACGCCTGGATGACGTTCCCCGCCTCAATGGGCCAGAACTCCTCATCCCACACCGCTTCGTCCCAGGTGGCACCCATAACAGGCAACGCCTCTGGTATGTAAAATTCCTCTCCCTGCGCGAAGTCAACGTCAAAGCCGATCTGAACCGCCAGGGATATGTTGGACTCCATGACCGGGCGAATCATGGTGAATTGCTTCTGAATGCCTCTAGACTCAAAGTAGTTAAACGCCATCTTGCCGTATCCGACAATCGCAGCGCCGTTGTCGTTGTCGCCGTTGTCGGCCCTATAGACCGTACCGGCGGTGCCGCCAAAATAGAGATTGCCGTCATGCACCACCCAACAATGGGCGCTTTGTCCTTTGAAGCGTGTCCATGCCCCAGAAGTGAGGTTGACACAGTACTGGTGGAATACGGATGACCCCTGCGGAATATTGAACAGCCCGTACTTCCCTTTTGGGTAGAGAAGCACTTGCCAGCCGAATGTGTCGAATTGTGCGTCTGAGGCCGTTTTAAACGCCCCGCTGATTTTATCCGTTACAGTTGTACTCGGGGCGCTTTCGCCGGATTGTAAAACCTTGGACAACGGCAACGCCCCGGCCTCGGTCAGGACGACAAGGTCGGCCCCTACCTTCTCCATGCACCGGCTTCCTATCGGACGGCCAATTTTAAACACACCCACCAGGGACCACTTGGTGGCGTCACTTGGGTCGGTGCCGGAGTAAATAGCCACCTCGCCGTTTGATGTAATAAACACGGCCAGATCGTCGGCACCGGCCCCACCGTCGCGGGTCCATGTTCCAATGGCCGTGAGAGAACCGCCAAGGTTAAACAGGCTTGACAGGTCGAACTCCGCGACCGTACCGGCCACCGCATTGACGCCCAGAAAGCCGAAGACCAGGGAGTCGTTAAACGTAAACAGAAGCCTGGTCTTATGGCTCGTGACGCTGTTTATATTTGCCGCCGTGACACCACTTAAAGTGGGCGTTGCCCAGGCGGAGCCGTTGTAATGCCTCGGTGCGTCGGCACCGTTGCAGATAAACAGGAAGTTCCCCCCGGATGTCGCAACATTCGTCCAGCTAAACCGCGCATTTGTTAAACTTCCCACAACAGCGGACCCCACTGCGGCGTTGCTTGTTACCTCGTAAATATTAGCCCCGGCAGCAGCATACATTTCTGCCGTACCGGCACCGTCGTAGGCCATCAGTGTTTCAACGTCTGAGGTCAACCCCGTAGCCCATGAAGAAAAGCCGTTTCTCAGGGAGACCTCGGTGTCCCCAGGGAAATAATTATCCAGATTGATGGCGTCGGTGACACCCATGAGGTCTTGTGCGTCACGGGCGTTCCATCCGCCGATTGGCGCGGGGACAGACGTTTTCTGCCCACTCATCTGAAGCATATCAAATACCGAATGAGGTTTCGGGCATATTGGCAGGCCAGCCATCATTAACGCCGCCATCCAAATTAATAACCGCCTTCGCGCCGTCTTGCATGATCTGGTCGCCTAATTCGGTCTCATATTCCGCTTTCTGTTCGGTATAGGGCAGGCCCTTCCCCTTCAGGAAACGCCATATGATACCCAAGGTCATAAGCTCTTCGTCAAAGGCAATGGTGTTTGCATCGTTACCAAACGCGGCGGCGTCGGGAACAGCCGGGGTCGCCCCGGTTCCACTGTCCACCCACAATTTTGACACATATTCGAAATAGATGCTGTGGCCCGCCGTCATGGTCGGCCAGATAATGATCTTGCCGCCTCGGATGCGGAACCAATGCCGCACACCGCTGGACGTTGAGGCGTTCAACCTTTGCCACTGGGTGTCAGTTATGGGACCGGATATCTTCCACTTGGAGGTCCGGTCATACATTGTGTTATTCTTGAAGCGGTTCCAGTCGGACGCAATGCCGGTCAAGGTTCCCTGGCTTTCCGCCGCCAGGGCAGTAAAGGAACCCTCCTTGGTTATCGCTTCCCAGCCGTGACGGGTGACAAGTCTCTTGCCTGTCCTGTTGGCAGCACGGAGCAACTGCAAAACGGAAGGGTCTGTATTGTTGATAATTGATGCGGGTTGCGGGATGCCTATTTCGTCAGCCGCATCCTTACACATAGTCAGCAATGTCATGCCGCGATAGTCCTTTCTAA